GTGCGCGGCTGCCGGATCTGGACGCAAGCTGGGCAACTCACCCGCGTGGAGCTCGAGGTTGTGCCAATGTACGGCGTGCATTTCTCCGGCGACGCGGAGGTCGATATCAAAAAGATTTGCCCCGCGTGCAAGCAGAATTTGCCCGAGGAACAGGCCCGCGAATTCGGCAAGGACCTCTGATGGCTGAGACGAAACGCCTGAAGATCATCCAGCATTTGATCGCCACGACGGAGGCGATCGAATCGATCAAATCCGTCGGCTACGGGAGTTTCGAAGTGCTCCAGAAGCCGCGGCCGGCCCTCGGGATCTTGCCCGACGACGAGATCACCGAGCGTTATCCGGACGATATCTATTCGGAGCGCGCGGGGTTCGCGTGCCGTCTCGCCGTCGATGAGGCCGGCGATCATGCCGGGCTTGACCTCGAACGGATCATCGGTGATCTGCACGCCGCGCTGATGGCGGATCCGACGCGTGGGGGCCTGGCGGACGATACCTGGAAGGTAGGCATTGCGTCATTGTTCACCGATCAGAATTACCCGCGCGCGGGGGCCGATTTCAAAATCATCGTGCAATATCAAACGAACGAAAAGGACGCCACATAGGAGGATTTATGGCCGATCTCACCCGAAATGTTTTTGATGCCGTTCACAAGATCGCGGATATCGATGCGCTGCTGGTCGCCGCGGCCACCGGTCAAACCGTGCCCGACGTGGACGGCAAGGACTTTTTGATCGTGAAGAATGGCGACGCCTCGCCGAAAACGTTGACGCTCGAAGAGGCGGACGTGTGCAGTTTCGGCCATCCGGCGACCGATGAAGCGATCGTGATCGCGGCGGGAAAGTACGCGATCATCACGCCGAAAAATTATCTGCGCTTCCGGGATGGAACGACCAAGAAAATGGCGTTGACCTGGAGCGCTCTCACGAGCGTTACCGTGGGTCTGTTTCGCTGGCCGAAGTAACAGACGTTAATTTCGAGGTGTGGAGCCGCTTAACCAGATCTCACGATTGCGGATCGTAGGTTCCTCCGAAATGCGTCCGACTCTAGAAGTTGTTTTTGAAGAAACGGGTGATTCTTATGGCAGCTTTTAATTCGCTATCGAGGATCTCCATTTGACGGTGAAGACATATTGAACAAAAGGCACCTTGGGGCGGATCGAAGGATGCAAGTTCCTCGTAATCCTCTAAAGGCCAGTGCCGGCAATCGGAATAGATATGCCAAAACAGATCATTTCTGAGCCGGCGATACGTGGTTACAGATTTCACAATGAAAACATAGCACTGGCGACACCGTGCTCAACGGGGGCATTTAAGGCCCCCCAGGAGGAAACATGGCAGCAACCCAAGCTCTTTATTTGAAGGGCTCGACGCTGTGGCGGAAAAACCCCGTCACGCTGATCTTCGAGCGCGTGGCGCAAATGCGCCTTGTGCCCGTCCCGACGGCAACGCAGGAATACGCCGATTCGACGAATCACGATTCCGAGGGCGCCTTCGAGGAGAACGAGCCCACGATCAAGCGCGGCGACGAATCCGGAGCGACGCTGGTCTTTCATCCCGATATCGCGATGCATAACCAGATCTACGACGATTTCATCAATCAGACCAAATTGATCTGGAGATCGTTCTTTCCCGATGGCGTGAGGGGATTCGAATTCACCGCGCGCGTTTCGAGATACGGATTCGGCGGCGGCGGTCTGAGCTTCACCGACATTGCGCAGCTCGAATATTCGCTGAAGGTCACGGGGTTACCGACGCGTCTCACCTAATCCTGGGACGTTGAAAGGGCAACATGATTTTCGAACCAATCGAGATAGAGCTCGAGAAGCCGCGGAGGTTTAAATTGAATCTCCGCGCGCTCATGAGAGCAGAGCGCGAGATCAATCGGCAGCGCGGCGCCGGCGTCGCGGATTACGTAGCTATCGACAATCTCGTGCTGGAAGGAGCGCGACAATCGATGTTGCGATATTTCCCGCTGGATCTCTTGGCCGTGCTCTTGTGGGCTGGATTGAACGAAATCGCTCTCGACGAGAAAGAACAACAGATCGGCGTCGACGCGATTCTCGGATTGATCGAGGCCTCGCCCTGGACGCGGCCGCGTCTCGCCGCCGCCGTCGTTGATTGTTATCTGAAGATCACGACCAAAGAGCCGGCGAAGGACGAAAGCAAAGACGAGGGCAAAGAGGGCGAGCATCCACCGCCCCCTTTGGCCGGGCGGCCTGGCTCGATCTCTGGAGCTTTGCAGTAATCGAGCTCGGCCTGACAGACGAAAGATTTTGGCAGCTTATGCCCGTAGAATTAAATGCGCTTCAAGGGCGCCATCAAGACCGAATCCGCAGGGATTTTTTCCGTTCCGGGACAATCGCGGCGGCGATCTATAACGTCAACCGCGATCCGGTCAAAACCCCGTTCTTCAAAGCGAGCGATATTTTTCCAGGGCTCGCCGAGCCCCAAAAAAAGCCGACTCCCGAGGACGAGGCGGCGGCCCTCGAATTTTATTTCGGCAGCATCATTGCCGAACACGCTCGCCGCAAGGATGTAAATGGCTGACAACGAAATCAAACAAACAGTCGTCATCGAGGCTCGTCTCGCGAAGATCGAATCGGAGCTCAACAAACTCCGCGGCAGTTTCAAGTCGACCTTCGATGGGATCCAAAAGGCAGCCAACGTGGCGCTCGGCGGGATCGGCGTGGGCCTCTCGGTCGGCGGGATCGCGTCGTTCTTAAACGACGTCGCCGAGCTCGGCGACAAGCTATCGGATTTGAGCGATCAGACCGGGATCTCGATCGAGACCCTCGGCGGTCTCCGTGTCTCGGCTGAACAGAACGGTATTACGATCGACGATCTCGCCACGTCGATCCTGAAGGCGCAAAGGACCCTCGGCCAGATGGACGCCGAGGGCGAGGGCGCTGCCAAGACGCTGCAACGTCTGGGCTTGAACGTCCGCGAGATGCAAAACGCCTCGCCGGATGAATTCTTCGAACGGATCGCAACCAAATTAGCCGACGTCGCCAACCGAAACGATCGCGCGGCGATCGCGACGGATTTCTTCGGTAAGTCGGGCGCGCGCGCCAATGCGGCGATCCTCGCATGGGTCGAAGGGGGCATGACCAAGCTCGATGCCTCGACGTCCCTTGCTTACAAACGTTTGGGCGATCTCAAAGATCAAATCGTCCGTCTCACCGCCGCGGTCTACGATTTCACGGCGCGCGGATTAAACAACATGCTCCAGGCCCTCGGCGCCGTCCCGTCGAGCGTCGAGCAATTGGAAGCCCGATTAGCGCATCTCCAGAAATTCGCCCCCGGTGATATCGGAGCACAACAGCGCGTGCAATCCGAGCTCGAGGAGGCCCGCAAACGAGAGGCACAGCCCAAACCAAAACCCGCAGCATTCCAGGGGCTCGGCGTCAAATCGACGGGCGCCGGCGCGAAGGACACCGGCGTCGAGGATTTTTTCGCCGGCCTTCAGAAACAGATAGATCAGATCGATATCGAATTCACGAAACTCCGCGACGGCGACAAGATCGCCAAAGAGATCGCGCTCGATCTGGAGCTCGTCGAATTCAATCAGAAGCGTGTCGCCGAGGGCAAGAAAATTGCCTCGATCGACGAATTCCGCAAATACAAAGAGATCATCGTCGCGGCTAACGACGAGCTCGAAAAGCTCAAGGCAACAAAAGAGCTCTTCGAAGTCCAACAAAATCTCGCCATCAAGGCGATCGATACCAGCACGCCGCTGGGCAAAGAACAGGCCCGGATCGCGCAGATCGAGACCGAATTCGCCCGCACGGTAAAGAAGCTCGACGAGCTCGGGAAGAAGGCCGGACAGAAACAAGAGGAGATCGCCGCCAACGTCTCGGTCGCGTGGAAGGGCGCATTGAATGAAATCAATCAAACCCGCGACCAGGCCCTAAAAGATCTCGAAGAGCTCCGGACCGAATTGAAGATCGGGGCCATCGATCAACGCACGCCGGAAGGAAAAGAGCAATTCCGGATCGCGACGATCGAGGTTGAATTCGTCAAGACCGCAAAGAGGATCACCGAACTCGGCGAGGCCGCCGGACAAAACCAGGAACAGATCGCGGAGGATGTTGCGCTCGCGTGGCAAAAATCCCTGCGCGAGATCCAGAACACGACCGACGAGATCACCGAATTCCAACGCCGCGCGATGGAGCGGGCTTTCGACGCCATGACAGATCTCACCAAGGATGCCCTCGGCGGGCAGATCAAATCCTGGGAGGATTTCGGCAACCGGGTGAAAAAAGTGATCGACGAGCTCGTCTCGGAATTCCTCGTGCTGCAATTAAAGACCGCGGCCCTCGGGCCGGATTTCGGCAGCAAATCAGGCGGAACAGGACAGCTCGGCGGATTCATCGGGCAACTGCTAGGACTGTTCGGAGCGGCCGGCGGCGCGAGCCCGGCGACCGGAACGCTGGCGACGGCGCAGGCCTCTCTCGGCTTCGATCCTTACGTGGGGTTGGCCGCAGGCCTCGCCGGCGGGTATCACACGGGCGGCGTTGTCGGCAGGGATGGCACTCCGCGGCCGGTCCTCGCGTCCGTGTTCAAGAACGCGAAGCGTTATCACATGGGCGGGATCCCGGGGCTCAAACAGGACGAAGTGCCGGCGATCCTGCTCAAAGGCGAGCGAGTGATTCCACGCGGCGGCGCGATGCCCTCCCGGGGCGCTCCGGTCGTCAACATGACCGTTGTTACGAAAGACGCCGGGAGCTTCCAGGCATCGCAACGCTCGATCGCAACCAAACTCAACAATCAAATTGCGCGAATGGGATAAGCCATGGCCGTCTACGATGACATTGTGTTCCCGACCGATATCAGCTTCCATTCGCCCGGCGGGCCGCGATTCCTGACAAGAATCGCGAAACTCCCGAGCGGCTGGCACCAGGCGGACATCAAACGCGACACACCGCTGTGCGAGTGGGACGTCGGCTATGGCGCGCGCCAGGCCGGGAAGATCTACGAGCTTTACACGCTCTTCATGGTCGTGCGCGGCCAGGGGCATATTTTCCTTTACAAATATTGGGCGGATTTCAAATCGGCGCACGGCGATCAATTCGAAATCGATATCACCCCGATAGATCAGATCCTCGGCGTCGCTGTCGCCGGCCAGAAGGATTTTCAGTTAATCAAGACATACACCGTCGGCAGCGCGTCGCTCGTGAAAACGATCTATAAGCCAAAGGCCGGAACGCTGAAGGTCTCGGTCAACGGCGTCGAGGAGCTCGCCGGCTGGACGATGAACGTCTCGACGGGCGTGATCAGCCGGAGCGTGAGTCTCTCCGCCGGCCAGATCGTCCGCGCCGGATACGAATATTATCACCCCGCGAAATTCGCCTCGGACGATTTCGACGGATCGTTCCTGGCGTGGCAGACGGGCGAGGTCAACGTCCACCTGGAGGAAGTGAGGCTCACCCCGTGAGAACGATTCCGGCGGGCCTGCTCGCGCATTATCAAGGCCAGGTGCAGACGATCGCATTCTGCACGCAGTTGACTCTCGCCGCGCGGCAGCCGCGGGTGGTGAACATCACCAAGACCAATCCCGCGATCGTGACGACGCTCTCGCCGCATTTCTATCGCGAGGGAATGAACGTCAAATTCACCGGCATCGAGGGGAT